CTAAACCTATGTCCGTAATCACCGAAGAATGGGCTTCAGATGCCTTTGAGATATTAGGGGAGATACCTAAAGCGGTGACGGTTAAAAACGTCCCAGGAGGCTCGCCAATAGCGTTAAATGCCCTAATGGGTCAGCCGTCTATTATGCAGGACTTGGAGACTGGTGGTTTTCTTAACCATACCTCGTTTGATATGAAGTTCCTTCGTTCCGACGCGGTGGCCAATCCTGGGCTTATTGCCTTCGGAAACATCGTTGCCTACAATGGCAAGGAATTCCGCATAATGAATGTTACTGACCGTCTGCCTTCCGCTTGGATCATTGTTAAAGTCCAAACCAAAGAGCAGTAATGGCTACGCAAGTATCGGTTAAGCTAAATGTAAAGGTTAGTATTGATAATAGAGACGACTTTAACAAACTCGTTAATATTTACTGCCAAGTAATGAACAAGTCTATGGCATTGGTCGTCAAGAATACTGCCCGATTGTTTTGTAAAGATATGGTGCAATACACTCCTCCGTTTTCTGGTTCTGGGCCGTCAAGCCAAGGTAGAAGTGGTATGGATAGTATTGCACAAAAAAATGGACAAGCAAAAGTAAGCAGTCAAATTAGACGCATATTTGCGCCACTTGCACAAGCACCAGCAGGAGAGGTTGCCGCATTTGGTAATCTTGGAATATTTAGTGCTTGGATTAAAGCAAAGCAAGAATTACCACCACCGCATCAACCAGGATGGGTATTTGAATGGTTCAAAGGCGGTGCTTTCCTTGGACAAGGTGAATGGGAAACTTTTAAGAAATATGAAGGTAATAAGCATACATCAGGTGTTGCTACTTTTTGGTATGGAACTACTGAACAACAAGTTAAGTCACTTCACGAAGCTATTAGAGGTAAACCTATGTATAAAGTAAAAGAACAAAATCATAAAGTTTACGTTGATGATTGGAAGGTTGTTGAACGATATATTAAGCGTGTTCAAACCAGAGTCGGACGACTTAAATCTGGTTGGTGGTGGGCTGGACGTATGCTTGGAAAAATGCCAAACGTAGCTTGGGTAAGCGATCAAGGTAGCCAAGATAAAATATGCCTTATGAATTTAAAAGGAAATCACCCAGTTGTAAGAGTTGGAACACAGGGTCGTGAACGCTATCGTCGCTGGTGGCCGTTAATGCAAGCGGCACTTAATCACAGAGCATACGCTATGCGTTATCAAATTTTACAACATCTTAAAAACCCCAAAAACCACGGAACATTAAAACAAGTAATTGCACAAATGCCACAAGGGTTTAACCTACTCGAAACCAAAGACTAATTTATGCCTACTCCACCATTCTATAACTTCCGAACAATCCTTGAGGAGAAGATTACGGCTTACCTTTCAGCCAACATCACCGGCGTTGCGATCCACAAGGGCATCACCGATGAGGTTCGTGTAATCCCTATCATTATCTGCCACGCGGAGTCCTCTAAAGCTATTGATGACCTTGGTAGTAATACCCTTGGTAACTACACCGCCACGCTTAAGATATTTATTTACTCATCCGCCGACGATGAGACACTCGACACCCATCGTGCCAGGGTCGTAGAGGTTATGGGATACCTTCGAGACGTGGAGGCAATTCAATCCACATTCAATCCAACAAGCGATGGTCAGTTATACGATATGTGGGTTCTGAACGACGAGGAGGGTATGTCCCAACGCCGCTATGGTAACGCTCTTGAATATGTCGTCTGGGGAGTCCTACCAACCGCACCTTGACACTTGGCTAAAACCATATGGCTGACTCTCAAATCGATTACGGTGTAGCACACATTTACGGTTTATACGGAACGGTGTCCTATTTAACTGTGCAGTCTGATAGCGTAACAAATTCTTTAGCTTTAGATGTAGAAGTAACCGATGAGAATGGTCGTGTTATTACGGATCGTTTAGACGACAAGCGCATTGAAACTACTTTTGATGGTGTATTAAAAACTGAACAAGACTTTGCAGATTTAATCGGCGGTCAATTAACTTACGGTGGAATTCAATACATCATCAAGTCCATTGATGATAAAGGCACGAATAAAGATTTCCGTAAGGTTTCCATCAAAGGAATTAAATACCAGGAGATTGCCTAATAAGGCGGCATCCGACTTATGGATGCTCGTTACTTACAGGCGGTAACAGTCCTGCCCAAACAAGAAAAGGTTTGTGGCAAGACATTGTTGCCTTTTTGTCTACGTCATCGCGTAGCATTAGAAGCCATCGACTCGCCGTTCATTAAAAACGGATTTGAAGGTCTAAACCCTTACTCTGTTTTGATGGCGATCCGTATACTTTCAACACACGACAAGGCAGAGATGGTAAAACCTTTGTCATTTAGTGAAAAGGTATGGATGCTCTATCTTACTTGGAATAACAAATACTATTCCCAGGTTATCGGGACTATTATAGGGTGCATCAATGTTTCCTGCTCTTACCCTAAATTCTGGGAAAAAGATAAGAAAGAAAAGGCCAAGGAAAATGTGCCTTGGGTTCTATCGTGCGTAGCCAACAATGTCCGTAATGGATGCTCATTAGAAGAAGCTTGGACAATGCCGGAAGGCGAAGCCGTCTGGATGTCCGTTTGCCACGCAATTTACAACGGCGCTAAACTTGATATACTTTCTACCCAAGAAGAAAAGGAATTAGAAACCTACAATGACCGCATTGCGGCATACAAAAAGAGAATGAACTTCAATGGCTGATTTATCCGTAACCATAGGTGCTGATACCACCGAATTAGAAAAGAAAGCCAAGTCTGCTGGTAAGACTCTTGAAAAAGAATTAGGTAAAAAAGGTAATGGTGCTATGGCTGGTATTAACTTTGCACAGAATTTAATGTCTGGAAATATAGGTCAAGCAATAGGTGGTCTATTTGGGCCTGTTGGTTCTGCTTTTGGTGCTTTGATTGATACTATTTTAGGAAAGTTAGATGAAGCAATGCAAAGAGCCAGAGAGTTCAAAATGATTAGTTTACAGACAGGTTTAAGCACTTCAAAAATTCAAGAACTTGAAGCCGTATCAAAATCTTCTGGAGTTTCACTTGGTAAATTAGCAGATAGCATTAGTGAATACAATCGCCGTTTAGGATATGCCAGAACTCACGGTGGCGAATTAAATGTATTGCTTAATAAACTTGGTGTAAGTTTTGCTGATATCAAAAATGGAACATTTGATTATTTTCAAGCCATTGAAGCATTGAGAAAAGCTCAAGCCGCAGGGACTGACGAAGCCATATTAAATCATTATGCCCAAACAATGCTTGGATCGTCATATAAGGAATTATTACCATTGATTAAAATGGGTTCTGAAACAATCAAACAACAAGGTAATGCGATTGAAACTGCTTCAGAGGAGTCGATAAACGCTTTATCAAAACTTAAAGATTATACTGAAGTTTTCTTTATCAATCTTGGTAATGCTATAATGGAAATGATGGGTAATCTTGCTAAAAGATTTCAAGTTGATGCCAACGATGCTGGAAAAGCAATCAAGAGTGAATATGAAGCGACTGGTAATACTGAAACTGCTATTGAAGCTGGTATAAATAAAATTGGTTATGGTGTAACTGCCGAACAAAGAAGTAATATGATGGGAGATGCTATTATGGGACTTTACGAGTCTGGTAAAATTACCAGAGAGGAACGTAAAAAACTTTTTGATGAATTAGACAAACGAATACCTATTGACGCAAATGCAAAAAAATTAACTCCATTTGGTGCAGAGTTAGCTCAAGGTGCTTCTCAAATGCAACAGATGGGTGGCGGTGACATATTCGGCGCAGTAAGTTTTAATCCTATGCAAAGGATGGCAGACAATACTGATACGATTAACACTAATGTATCAAAAATTGCTAATCAACAAGCACCAGTAACTGATCCACAAAGAGACAATTTAAACCGATAAATTTATGGCAGACCCAGATCCAAATTCTCCAACACGTATTGATTACGGAAACGAATTATTACAAAAAACACTTCAACCTGGTTGGACTGTTGAAGCAGATGGGTTTGGTCTATTTCAATCTCGTTGCATATTCAAAATTGATACCTCCAAGTTAATTGACATTTTCGGAATTACTCAATTTATTCGTGGTGATGACCATCCTTATTCGGATAGTTATCCTAACTTAAAATTATACAAAGCATCCTATGTAACCGATAAGAATGGTATTTCAACTGTTACTGCTGAATATTGTGGTGTTGATACATATCTTCATCCAGACGGAATAACAGATACTCAATGTGCAATGGTCGGATCGTCAGCTTCAGAGGACATTGCCCACCATCCTAACTTCATTCGTTCAAATTGCACAAGCGGTGGATTGGGTGCGGCACTTGCAGGGCCTCCTAATGGAAGCCCCAATGGTTTATATAATAATGCTCTTTGGACACCAATAACAAGTGGTGTAACCAGTTATCAGCAGTTCGTAGGATTTGCCCCAAGTCAGACCGACGATGTAAATAAGATTAACATTAAAGCCGGTGTTAAGTCTTACTACAAACCACAGATTACTGTTCGTGCTTTATTGTATATTCAAAAATCAAGCGAAGAACTAACACAAGCATTTGCATTAGATTTAGCTTCTTATGTAGGTTGGGTTACCAACGGATCATTGTTTAATCTTCCTATACCTTATCGTCGTTTGGCATTAGCACCAGGCGAAGGTGGAGGTTATTCTGGTAGTTTTGAATACGAAGAAAAGTATCAAGATTTAATTCATAGAAATTTCCTTATCACTAATTGCTCTGTTGAACTTTTTGGAACTACTTGCAAAGTAACTGCCGACTTAATGCTCTCCGGCATTAGCGGTTGGGACAAAGACATCTATCCATCAGTTTCAGAATAAAATGAAATCGATAAACGGTTTTAACAATTCATCCTTACAAGGATCGTCGGACTCATTCTTGATTAACAAGATTGGGGCTGGTGTTGATATTGCTAAAACCGCCTTCTCGAATGATGTTCAGTTCCAGACATCGACTGGCGGAACTTCGTATTCTATACCTAATCCAGTCTACGATTACTCATCAGCAAGTATATGCCCATTTGAACTATATCTTTCGACCAGAGAGTATAAAGGGCCGTTTGGTGACCAACCTCCCACGCAAGTTCCTTGTATAAAAGTATGGCCTGGGACTGTTAACAATATTGTTCCGATTTGGATACCCTATGACGATACTCCACTTGATGCAAACCCACCGCCATTCTTTCCAAAGGTTGAAGGTGGCTATGATCCAGGAGGTTTGAACTTTAATTCGCCATTTAAATATTATTTTTATCTAATTGTTTATGGAAGTGGGTCAGCACCAGAAGAATATATTTTCCCTTCTGGAAATGTAGAATTTGTTGCCTCAACAAGTCCTGCACCGTCATCAAATGATGATACTACTTACCTTACTATTGGTATGGTAGAAAATGTTTTAGTGCCTGGTAGCAATCCAGCTCGCTATACTTTCCAGATTGTAAATATGACGGCGTGCGGATCAAAGTATGTCGAGCGTCTAAAGTGTGGCACAAGCACCGCAGAGTATTACTGGGGGGTAGTATAATATGGGAGTATTAGCACGACGTGGTGCGGCTTGTATATTCAATCCTTACCATCCTGCTGATGGAACGGAAGGACTTGGTAATGGTATAACTTATGAAATACATCCACCTCTTGATACTTGCCCTACATTTAATGACGCTTTGAAATGGGGAAGCAAAGGCCCAGAAAAAAATAAATATCCTTCGTTTTCTTGGTGGAAAAGCAATAATCCTTCAACAGGGGCAACTGATGGCGCTTGGTTTCCTCAAGCCCCACACGACAGAGTAAGCAAAAAGAAAGGTGGCGGACAAGTTAATATAGCTTTTGGTTTAAATGTTAGTGGATTTGCTTATGTATGGGGCTATCCATATTGGACTCCTCTAATAGGTTCAGCAAATTACAAAGGTATTGGTCAGCACGTTAAATATAATTTAGGAACTTCATATTTTCCTCAAAACAATCCCCCATTTTCATCTGGAACTGAATACAAAGCAAACACAGAAGCAAAATGGTTAACATTTAATGGAACTGGAGAAAGTGAAATAATAACTGAAACAATAAATATAAATGGGACTATAACAAGTGTTGCAGAATATATTACCTATCCATCTGGATATCATCCAACAGATGATGGTTGGGTTGGTTGGTTTGATAATTATTATTGGAAGGAAACTGGAAGCTCAATAAACTCTGATTATTTTAATAAATACACAGGAGACTCTTTTAATTATATTGATCCAGAAATCGTAGTAAGAGACTCGCAAAAGGACGATTATCCTGCCTATAATATATCCTCAACCGCCGCAACCGTTGAACCAGACTACGGAATATTTTATGAGGCATATCCTGGAAGTTTAGTAGCATATCAAACCTCAAGATATATGTGTTGGAACACTCCAACTAATGATTATTCTTATCGTAGAGATTGCAAAACTATGAAACTTGAACTTACTGCATATCAACTTGGAAATGGTTGCGACACAGGTTGCTCTTATGCTGGTAAGAAGTTTAAATTTAAATTAAAATACCAAGAAGGCGATATGACAATTGGACTAAATGGAACTCCTGTTTATACAGGAACACCTATTCAATGTTTAAAGTCATCAATTACTTGGGGTTCATATACTGAAATAGATATTACGGCAGAATTAAAACTTGAGGATTGGGTTACATCACATCCTAAACAAATGGTATGGTCTACTACTTGGGATGAAGATGTTATTGCAAGAGGTAAAGCTCGACGCTTAATCGATATATATTTGGTGTCTATTGAGGACGCATAAGCCCCATACACCCCCTATTGACATACGGCTAAACCTAAAAGGCGAACCGAACTACCTATGTCAATTAACCAAGTAATAGAATTTAAGAGAAGTTCCACTTTCGGGGCAGTAGTTACCTATACGCCGGAGACTGGATGGCCAACTGACCTTACTGGGGTTACCATTACCAGCGCTATTCGTGACTCGCGTAACTCTCTTTTCGACTTCACGGTAGTCGTAACATCCCCAACGACATTTAATGTAACTATGGATGCCTCCGTAACTGAAAA